AAGGCGGTAACACATAATGTCTATAACCGTACCACGCCCCGTACCACGCTCTGTTACCAATTACACTATTGGCGATATTGATGAAGCAACCATTATTAAAGCGTTAATAAGATGGCGGCAATTTCCAATGGAATATATTGACGATGTTATATTACCAAATTTAAATTATGCGTTAACCGATAGCCAGCGAGAAGTATTAAACGCAATTTTTAAATATAAAAAGGTATTAATCCCAACGCATCATGCTTTCGGTAAATCCTTTATTTGCGCTATCGCTGCCATAACAATTACTAATTTATTTTTAAACGATGTTAAAGGCACAACCATAGCACCGACTTTTAGACAAGTTCAAGATATTTTGTGGGCGGAAATGCGAAGTATATTTGAAAAGGTAAACAAAAGAAGCGGTACAACAATATTTGCGGGTAAAATGAATTTAACCCGTTACGATATAAGCGCGAATGCTTTTGTTGTGGGTATAAGCCCACGCAAAGCAGCGAAAGGGGCTCATACCCCTGAATTTATACAAGGAACGCATGCGGGAGTTGTATTTGTTATCGGCGATGAAGCGGGCGGCCTGGATAGACAAATATATGAACAGGTGGAAGGTATTACTAACACGGGCGGTAATACTTATATAATTTATATCGGCAACCCATTAAACCGTAACAGCGAGTTTGGGCAAATGTGCTTATCTGAGAAAGGAGAAGGATATATGGTTTTGCACAAAACCGCTTACGACAGCCCAAACATGGTTGCTAACAATTTAATAAGTTTAAAAACAATAAGAAAAGAAGCCGATAAAATAAGAGTGTTACCACGAGAACAGCGTATGCAATATTATGAAAATGTTCATTATTCTTTACCTGCTCCTTTTCTTTTAGCTCCAGGGTGGGTTATGAAAAATTACTTAAAGTGGGGCGAAAGCCCGTTGTTTTTTAGCAAGGCTATTGGTGAATGGACTGATACCGCAGATGATGCGCTTGTCCCGTTATCGCGCATGAATGAATGTATGCAAGGCACTTATACAACCGAAAATGGCGACCTTATTTGGCAAGCGGAAGCAAACGGCTTTGCAAAATATAATAAAATACAAACTTTATTTTCTGGAATAGATTGCAGCGGCGAAGGAGCGGATAGAAATGTGTTGTTTACACTTGAAGGCAACCGCCAATTTCATTATAAAAGTTTTGCAAAAACGTACAAAAAGGAAGACGCGGATTATAAAGGCACGCGGCTTACAGAGGACGGAAAGTATATTGCGAATTATGTTTATGATAATATTATATTATTAAACCCGAATCGCATGCAAATGATTTTAATTGATTGTACGGGCGGTTTTGGAAATAGTATATATGACCATTTAATTGCAAAAAAATTAAATAGCCGAATGGTTAAAATAGTAAAAATAAACTTTGCGGAAAAGGCAAAGGACGAAGAACTTTATCATGATATTATTGCGGAAATGGGTTTTACTTTGGCCTCACAAATAAACAGCGAAGATGGATTGATGCTTGAGGATAACGATGATTTAAAAAATCAAATTACAATGCGCAAAAAAAGAACCGATGCAAAAATGAGAAATATGCTTGAAAGTAAAAAAGAATATAAACAAAGGGCCGGGCAATCCCCGGATGATTTTGATGCGTTAATGATGGCAAATTATGGGAACGTTTTAATGCATGCCAAAACAACGTTTGCAAGCGCGGTTATGCGCGCGGCGAAAATGGAAGTAAAATCTTATAATTTTGAAAAGGATGAATACTAATGGCCAAAAATCCAATTAAATATACAAATTTTGAGGGGTCAACAGGAACAGATATTGCAGGCGGTTACGTTAATGAAGAACACATAGACGCGTTACGGGGCAAAGAGTGGGCAATTAAAGCGGATGAAATGCGGCGCAGTGATGAAATTGTTGCGGGTATGTTTGCCGCTGTCAAAAATACAATCCTCGGCGGTACATTTAGTTTTGCGCCGCGAGATAGCAGCAATGAAAAATCAGTTGAAATTGCCGAGGAATTAAAGTGGGCGTTTTTTGATACCATGTCAAAACGGTGGAACGAATTAATTGAAGAATATTTAAGCATCTGCTTATATGGCTTTTATCTTTGTAATCCTATAACAGCAATATTAAATCATCCGCAAAAAGGAAAACGATGGGGATATAAAAATTTTAGTTTTCGGAGTCCAAAAACAATAGAAAAATGGAAACAAGACACAGAGGGAGAGTTAACGGCCGTTTATCAAAATTGTAACGGGGACAACCCGGTTAATGCCTGGCTTGATATTAATAAATTATTTTATCTTGCTATAAATAAAGAAGGTAGTAACTTTGAAGGCATCTCGGCGTTCCGCGCGGCGTATCCTGCATATTTCCGTAAAAAGTTAATGCATAAAATTAAACTTGCAGGCGTAGAGCGCGCTGCGTTGGGATTTATCGATGTTGTTATCCCGCAGGAATGGAAAGAGGGAGAACCCGCTTTTGACGCAATGAAAGACGCCATTAAAAATATGACAAGCCATCGCGCCAGTTATATAATGCGGCCAGCGGGCAGTGAGTTGAGCGTTATACAGATACCTTTTGATCCCGAAAAAATTGAAAATGTTATTAACAGCGAATCGACCAATATGACTTATGTTATCCTTGCGGATTTTTTAATGCTCGGAAGACAAGGCGGCGGGAATCGAATGTTAGGCGATACAAAACGCAAAACCTTTTTGCAATCAATGGCTTATTTAGTTTGGTATTTTATAGATAATTTTAACAAAGAGTTTGTTAAAAATTATATTGACTGGAATTTTGGTAACGTACCGGACGAAATTCGCGCTGACCTGACAGTTTCGGGGGTTGAACAAAAGGCGATACTTGAGTTTTCGCAAACGATTAAAAATTTTGTCGATGCGCGGTTAATAACACCTGACGACACGCTTGAAAAAATGTTACGCGAAGCCATTGATTTACCAAGACCTGATGAAAGGACAGAAGAAACAGATGCGGCCGTTAAAGAATTAATGGATGCCGTTGCTGCAAACAAAATAAACAAAACAGTTATAAAAGACGAGGCAGCGCTTAAAGCGGAAACAAAGCAAGCGGCTGATAATGCGGCAAAGGATGATACTGCCGCGCGCATGGCTGCCATTGATGCCACAAACAAGAGGCCTGATGTTGTATTAGTTACCGATGGCGTTAACGCTGGGGCGCGGTATTTTAGAGAATTAACCCGGTATGAAAAAAAGTGTAATTTTGCGGAGATTGAAACGGAACTGCGCAACACGCAAGAGGATTTTAATTATATACAAAAGGCCGCCTTAAGCGTTATGCTTGACAAATATATAAGCGAATTGCGTAAACGAGTTGTTAAAGACGGCGGCAACATATATAACGTGCTTCTTGACCTTGAAGTTCCCGGAGCAAAGGAATTTGAAAAAACAATAACATCGCAATTAAAACAAGCCGTGTTAATTGGCAGCAAACAAATGGAAAAAGAGGTTATTATTAAAAATCAATTTGCAGATAAGAAAATAGATAAGGAAATGTTACCAACAGGCGTTTATGCGTGGGTCCGCAAAACTGCAAAACGCATAACAGATAATAAAATAAACGATATTGCAAAGCGGGTTGATGGCGCGGCAAGTATAAATGCATCTATGTATCCGCTAACACATAAATTAACAGGTACAGAAGCAAGCGTTGTTATAAACGCCGCAAAGCAAGCAGGTATTGATTATATTGATAATATTAATAATCTTGACGGCAGTTCGATAATTCCACTTGCGGTTAGCGTTGGCCGCAAGGAAATGGCTGCGTTAAATGAAGTAGTTGGGTTTCAATTTAGCGCAATTCTTGATGATGTTACAACACCGGGTTGTCAACAGCTGGACGGCCAAACGCGGGCGGTTGATGATTATGATAGCGCACAGTTTGACCCGCCGCGGCATTTTAATTGTCGCAGTATATTAATCCCAATAACGGCATTGGAAGGAATACCGGAGGACGGATTTAGTAAATTGAAAATAACAGGAGATGACGCACGCGCATCATCAAAATTTAAGGAGGAGAAAAAATAATGGAATATACAGAGTATTCCGAAACGTTTTCGGAACTAAAAGACGGCAAGCCGGTATTAATAGCACGTGAGGCGTCATTTGTACACAGACGCGGAATTACAAAAAAGGATTTACATCTTATAAAAGATAACTTTGATAATAACGTTATCGGTATGCAAGTTGATTTTGATTATGATCACAAAGAAGATGTAAGCAAAGGCAGGAAAGCTGCGGGCTGGATAAAATCAATAGAGTTTGGCGAGGTAAACATAGAAGGTAAAAAATACGCCGCTTTATTCGCAATCCCAGAATGGACGCCTGAAGCGCAGCGCGCCATTAAGGATAGGGAATATCGGTATACATCGCCAGAACTATATTGGGAATGGAAACATCCAGAAAGCGGGAAAAAATATAATTCTGTATTACGAAGCGTCGCAATACTTAATAGACCTCAAATATTGGGGCAGCCCTCTATTATGTTAAGCGACGCGAAAATTACAAAGGAGGTTTACAAAGTGGAAAAAATCAAAGCAATGTTTGAAAAAGAATTAGCAGTAAAGTTTGCAGATGATGCCGAAGTAACTGAGGAAACTTTAATTGTAAAGTTTGCCGAAGTTGTTAAGGGCAAAGATGCAAAGCTTGCCGAAAGCGAAAAAGCATTAGCAGATACAAAATCAGCATTTACAGCGTTAGAAGCGACAAAATCCGCCGATGAAAAAGAACTTGCAAAATATAAAGATGATTTTGCAAAAATCGAGGCGGCAAGATTTGCGGAAAAGGTTGCTGCACTTGTTACAGCAGCAAAAGAAAAAATGCCGCCTGCAATGGCCGATGGCATGTTTAAAATGTTGGCTGAAAAGGATTACGACCTTGCGGTTGCAGAACTTGCAAAAGTAACAGGAAAGTTTGGAGATTTAAAAGAAGAAGGGAGCGATTCGGGTAACATGGAAGAAGCAGTAGAATTGAAAGAGTTTAACGGCGTTACAAAAATGCGTGAGATACTTGCAAAAGAGCGCAGCGTAAGCATCGATAAAATTGACTTTTCCGAAGCTTATCGGGAATACGAAGTTGCAAATAAAAAAATGGAGGTAAAATAAAAATGGACGAGTCAATCAAGGGAGTAGTAACAGGAGCAACCATAACATGTGTTGCATCGGGCGCAATTGTTAAAGGCACATGCATCGCGCCAACAACAACAGCAGGCGTTTGGGTGGTTGTTGCAGCCAACGGCGTTGGCAAGGCAATTGCAAACGAGTCGGTTGCAACAGGTAAAACATTTTCTGCAACAATCCTCGGCGGCACGGAAGCCGTTGCGGGCGCAGCGCTTGCAACACCAGGAACATGGGTTAAATCAGATGCTGATGGTTATATTGTTGCAACCACAGCGGATTTAGATAATGTTATTGGTTACACAATTGGCGTAGCATCGGCAAAATTGGATATTATACCAATCGTTGTAATGCCGTCAACATTATCACACACGTAATAACAAAAAAAAACAGGAGGTAATTAAAAATGATATCAGCAGTTTCGGCAAGAAATAATCAAGTTTTGCAAACCATTGCATTAGGCATGCAGAATAGCACAACCGATTTTATTGCAAGCAAAATTTTCCCGGCGATAAGAGTCGAAGCCAATACGGGCGACCTTTTAACTTTCGGGAAAGACCACATGCGGGTTATTAGCGACATAAGAACTGATGGAGCAACAAATTACATTAGTTTTTCTGTTACAAAATCTGAAAAATGGGATTTAGACTGGCACGAGTTATCGGCGTTTATTACCGATAAAATTACTGATCAGATGGGCCAGGCAATGGCAAGAACTTCTTTCACGGCGATGTTAATGGAAACATTAATGATTTCGAGGGAGAGCGCGGCAGTTACCGCATTAACAACGGTGGCCAGTTATGCGGCGGAAAACAAAGACAGCGGTAACGGATGGAGCGATTACACAACGTCAACCCCGCGTGCAGATTTAGTCGCGGCAATGGAAGCTGTAAAAACTTCTTGCGGTAAATATCCGAATACAGCGGTAATTGCATCGGACGTGTATACTTATTTAATCAATCATCCACAGATGAGAGATGCCGTTGCTTACACCGGCTCAAGCGTTTTAACGATGGAACAGCTAAAGGTTATTTTGTTTCCTTTTTACGCGCCTGCAGATTGCGAAATACTTATTGGACAGACCATTTATAACTCTGCCAAAAAGGGCGCAACCGCAGTTGGAGCAAGAACGTGGAGCGATTGTTTTGTTTATATGTACAAAAACAAAACACAAGCACCGGGAACATGGCAGTCAAGCATGTGTTATTCTTTTGCAAAAGGCAAAGAGTCAATACAGGTATTGGTTACAAAAGAAAATAAATATCTTGAAACAGAAGAGGACATAACTAACAGATGGCAGTATGACGATGTTGTTTTAGATTTTGGATGCGGTTTTTTGTTTACAACCGTAAAATAAAAAAAGGAGGAAGGTAAATGGGGCGACCAACAAACGTAGAAGCAGAGGCAAAGGCAAAAAAGGCGGCCGAAGAAGCAGCAAGAAACACAGGAGAGGGCGTAACAACGCCGCCTGCGGAAACAACGGCAGCAACGGCAGGCCGCAAAACCTTAAAAAAGGTTTATGTGCTTGATGTGAACCACAGAATTTTAAGGGATAAAACAATTAAAAAGGGGCAGCGTTATCCCGCGAATGCAAATGAGTTTTATTTGGTGAAGCAAACAAATCCAGCAGCGTTTAAGCCTATTACCAACAATCTGTTTGAAATAACGGAGGATGTTGTTATTAAAGTTCAGGAAATAATCCCTTGCGGTACTATACTTGACCCGAAAGCGGATGCAGAAATTTTTGAAAGGTTAAAAAATGTTTTAGGCGCAATCCGGGAGTCGGAAGGCGTTTAAAAAATAGCCGCCGAAACGACATGGATGGTCGCCCCCCCTTCCATCCATGTTGTTAGGCGGTTTACAAGGAGCAAAATAAATGGGATATTGTGTCGAAACAGATATTGAGCGGGAAATACAAATGGATTTTACCGCAAACACAGAATTAACATCGTCTGAAGTAGCTGCTATAATGGCCGAAACTGATGCGGAAATTGACAGCAAGCTTGCGGGTAAATATATCGTGCCCATAACAGGCAGCACGGCGTTATTAATTGTAAAACGCATTGCAACGCTTATTAACGCGGGTAAAATACAAGATATATATGGCTTTAAATATAACAAAGAAACCGATAATGAATTACGCGAAAAAATACCCGCAAAATTAGCGCAAGGACAGCGGTTATTAAATAATTTAGTTAAAGGGTTAACAAGTTTAGTATTTACAACAAACGGCGCAAGCTTATGCGTAACAAATCAAAAAGCCGCCAGTAGTTTTGATGACGGCATTCGACCATCGGATTTTACTAATTTCGGCGATGGTTATGAAAAGGACAAATATTAATGTTAACCGCCGAGGTTGTAGACTATAACGAGTTTACAGACATGATAAACGATTTTATAAAGATATTTGGCAGCGCGCGAGTGCCTCTAACAAGCGTATTAACTTATTGGCACAAATGGAACGAAACATATATTTACGGGTTAACAGGCGCGGGGCAGTATAAGGATTTAAGCGAGGGATATAAGGATTTTAAAGAAGCTGCCGTTGGTTTTATATATCCAATTTTAAAGTTTAACGGCGTGTTGCAGAAAAGTATTACAACGCGCAATAGTGAATATGCAATTGTTGAAATATCTGATGATGAATTAATAATGGGGACGGATGCAAAAACGAAAACAGGTGCGCCGTATGCGTTATTTTTACAGCGTGGGACAAAGCGCATGGCCGCGCGGCCGCCAATATTAAAAAGCCCCGAACAATTGGACGGCCTTGCAAAAGTATTTTTTGAAACAACATTGCGCATGATGAATGCCGCAAAGGGTTTAAAAGGAGATTTCTAAAATGAGTATAACCGCAAAATATGATGCTGAAAGGTTAATGCTTGATATTAAAGAGCGTATAGTTGCAGAGTATAATACAAAGTTGTTGGACGTGCAGATTGACAAAGCAAAGGATCCAAATAATACAACAATAACAGCATTTAAAAAACTGGGTGGCGGCGTGTTGGGGGATGAAATTGTAAGTGAACCTGATAAGGCCATTGATATGTTGGGTATAACGGCCGCAAAGATGCAGGCATATAATCCTTATATGATAATCCAATTTGTTGGTAACGGCATTTCACAAATACAAAATATGGGGCAGCAAATTGTTGAGCTTGCAATTATGATAAGCATGATTGACCCGCGAGACTACACAGGGCAGCTGCGGATGCTGCGATATGTGCGGGCGATAGAGGAAATATTTGAGCCAATGGCGGGGTTGGGAACAGGTTGCGTGAGTTTGTCCGCAATTGAAGTTTTACCATATTTAAGCAATCCCGATTACTGGGATAAAACAAAAGAGCGATTAACATGGGGATTAGGGCTAAAATTCACATATTAAAACGCTGCAAAAAAGGAGGATGCAAATGGCAAAAGATTATGATTACAAAGAAGTAAAAGTTGAAGTTGAAAAAGCAAAGGTTGTTGAGCCTGAAATGGTTGAAATTACACCTTTAAAAGATTGGATTTTAAACGCGCCGCCAAACGCTATTGATATTAGACTTGTCAAGGGCAGCAAGATAAAAATCAATAAAATGTTTGAAAATGCGTTGAAAACAGAAAAAGTAATTTAAAAAAAATAAAGGAGGAAAAAAATGGCAACAAAAAAAGAAGCAATACTTGGTTTGCATAATATTGCAATTGTTGATATTACAACAAAAGAAATTGTAGGAGGCGGCCTGCTAAAAGTTGTTGATTCTGCTGCAATAGATTTTGGAGAAACAATAGCAACACATAAAGGCGGTGACGGAAATATACCTTATGGCGCGGCAATTGTTGACTCAAATTCGTCGATAACCGTTCCGGTGAAAGAATTTCCAGTCGATTTTATGGCGCTGTTTAATCACAGCACAAAAGTAATCGGCGCGGCAGAGACGGCGGGTAATATTGCTGCAATTACAAACGTAACCGGGACATCTGTTATGAATGTAACAACGGGCATAACGGCAACGGGAACAGCAACGGCTGCAGGCACATTAAAAGAAGGTATTTACATCATTAAGGCAGCAAGTGCAACAACCCTCAATGTTTATGCTTACACAGATTATTCCTGTCTCGTCTTAGGCAGCGATGTAACCGGTCTTGTTAATGCAACGGTTTATACTATTACAACAGGCACAGGGACGGCAATAACAGAATTGGGAATAACGTTAACGGGAGGCAGCGGAACAATTGCATTTACCGAAGGTGATACCGCGATTGTATCTGTGCGTAAAATCAATTCAGGGTATGAGGAAGTGCCTGTTGCGGATTGTGTTGCGGGAAAATATTACAAAGTATATATGTTTTTCCAGCCAACGCCAGACGGAGACCTTAAATATCTTGAAATATATCGCGCAATTGTTTCAAAGGGGTCCCATTCGGCTCCGATCCGAGATTATCACAGTATGGAAATAACTATAACGCCGACAAAAGACCCTGCCAATAGCAACCAGGCGGGCAAGTGGCACGTTACAAAAGGATAGTTTAATTTAAAAAAATGGCAGAGCGGGATTAAACTCCCGCTTTGCCAAACAAAAAAAGGGGTGAAATATGGATAAGGTAAAAATGATTTTTAAGGAAAAAGAATATACAATAACTAAATATTCAATTTGGGCGCAAGCCGAAATGATTAAACGCTATGAAACGTCTGAAAAATTAATGGAAGAATTTTTAAAACCCGAACCCGTTTTTGTTTTATCAGAAGTTATTTATTTGCAGGGGAACTATGAGCTGCATGATGATTATAAAACGCTTGATGATTTTAAAAAAGCAATAATATCGCTTGATGAAAAAAAGATTATTTATAATACCGCGTGGAAGTTAATTGAAAGCGGTATAAAACCCGAATTAACCGATAAGCAATTGGATGAATTAAAAGCGGGTAAAAAAAAACAAACATTAAAATCCCGTTTTATCAATTTTATCAAGAGTCTGCTTATACGCTTAATAAAGAGTTTGGGTGGACAGACACATATATAAAGAGCTTAACATACGGCGAAATAGTAACAAAATTATATTATATAAGACGAGCAATTCTGGATGATATTATTAATAATTATATCGGGAATAAACAAAAGGATGCACTTGATACGCTTGACAGCGGCGCGCTGAAAGCAAGATGGATGCATCGCAGCGATGAAGAAAAGGAAGAAGAAAATTACAGGGATATAATAAGCATGATGGCAACAAGAGATTTTTTAATTAAAAACAATATAAAGGTGAATTAAATGGCGGAAAAAGATTTAACAATAAAAATAAAGGCCGACCAAAAACAGGCGCAAGACGCGTTTAGGGCGATGGAAAAAAACGCTAAACAATTAGAAGATGGCGTTAAAGCGATTGGAAAATCAGCGGCTATTGCATTTGCCGCCGTTGCGGCGGGCCTTGCATATTCGGTTAAGGAAGCCATGAATGCGGAAAAAGTTGACAGACGTTTAGAACAGCAGCTAAAAAGCATTGGCGTAACATCACAAAAGTTTGCGGATAATTTAAAAGATGTTGCATCACAAATACAAGCCGTGTCAACATACGGGGACGAGGATTTAAAAGATACTATGAGCGAGTTGTTGATTGTTACAAAAGATTATAATATGGCACTGGAGCATACACAGACGGTCGCAGACCTTGCAGCCGCGAAAAACATTGATTTAAAAACTGCCGCGCAGGTTGTTGGATATGCGTATATTGGCAATATTGGAATATTAAAAAGATATGGCGTTATGCTCGAGGATGGAGCAAAAGGAATATCTGCCGTTGAAGCAATAAGCCGCCAGTTTGCAGGCAATGCAGCAGCACAGGCAGCAACGTTTGCAGGTCGAATGAAACAGGCAAAAAATAGTATTTCAGATTTAGGCCAACAAATTGGTATGGAATTTTTGCCAGCGGTAACGGAATATATAACAAAAACAAACGAAATAATTATTAAAATAATTGCGTGGGATAACGCAAGCAAGGGGGCAATTGCAGGCACGGCAAAACTTGCGGCGGGTATATCGGGCGCGGTAATGGTTGTTGGCTTTTTAATACCTAAAATAATTGAGTTAAAGAAAAACTTTATATTGTTTAACGCAGTAATGAAAGCAATCCAATTATAGCGGTTGCAACGGCGATTGGTATATTGGCAATCGCTGTTGCGGATTTAGGCCTTGCCTATCAAAATAATCAAAATAAATTACAAAAAACAAAGTCCAATTCGCTAAATGAGATTACGCGGGCAGAAGAAGAAATAAAAGTAAGAAAAGAAAATATAAAGGTCCTGGAAAAAGAAGGGGACACGGCGAGCGAGCGATATAATAAAGAAGCGGCCGCAATAAAGAAAGCGGGTAATTTAATAATTGGATTAAAAGCAGGCATGGCGCAAGGAACGCGGGGAAAAGGGGCAATCATAGGTGATAGCGCAATAACCGCGCCGGCAAGCGACGTCGATAAACCTGCAAAATCAACAATAAAAATTGGTCTCGCGGAAGCACTTATTGAAGAAGGCGAAGATGTTGCTATGTTAAACGAACAATTAACAACTGAGCAAATCGATACGCTTAATAGTCGATATATTGAGGAGGACGAATTGCAAGCGGCATATTTAGATATTAAAATTAACCGTATAGCAGAAGCGCAGCAAAAAGAAATTGATTTGCATACGATGACGGCGGAACAAATAAAAGCAATTGAAGACAAAAAAAACGAGGCAATCCTTGCAGGCACATTGCAAATATTTGGCAGTTTAACAGCGTTGATGACCGTTAA